TTACTCATTAGCCGAATAATCCTAGTTTACCACCAATACCTGCGATACCTGCGGCACCTCCTAGGAATTGTGACATAGGACTAGCCGGAGCTGCTGGTGGTGCATAACCTACAGTTTGTGTAGGGAATGCTCCTGGTTGAATTTGTGCAAGTTGTTGACCAATCAATCCTAATTGTGTGAATGGTTGGAATTCTTTTTCTCTTGCTGCAATCTGTGCTGCATCTAATCCAGCTTGTGCAAAAGCTTGTTGCTGTTGGCCTAGTTGACTTTGGTAGCCACCCAAACCTTGTTGTGCTTGTAAGTCCGCTCCTGCCGCTGCTTGTGCTTGTTGAAATCCTTGATTTAATAATTGTGCTTGCAGTTGTGCTCTATTCATTGAAGCACCTTTTGCTGCTTCTGCAGCCATAACACCTTCACGTCCTCCACCATAAGCACCTGCTGCAATAGCTTGATCTCTCATGCCAGTGTTTTGAATTGCTTGGTTTCTGTCAAATTCTGATAATGTTGCATCAATAACTTCTTGTTGATACGGAGACATAAAAGGTTTGTATGCATCTGGACCCGTTAATGCGCCTAAACCTGATGCTGCCTGTACTGCTTGTTTTTGTAAAGCATCTTGTGCTGCAACTTTTGGATCATATTTAGATGTATCAATACCTTGAAAACCTCCAGCAGGTATTGCGCCTGCTCCTAGTTTATCAATTGATTTTAAAAAGGCGGTAAGCGAACCTTCTATAACCGGAGAAGGTTTAGTTATCGTTGTGTTTACAGTATCAAATTCTGATGGCATTATGCTTTGGCCTCTAATTTATTCATTGTTTCATACATTCTTTTTGCTCCTTCATTAACACTTCCACCACCTGCTGCTCTAACAGCGTCTGCTGTCATTACAAATTCATTTTTTGACAATCTTGCAGGAACGTCGTCTGCTTTTTCTTTTTTACCAATCGGTACAAATCCTCCACCTCTTAAATCCATTTCTTTACCACCAAGATCCATTAAACCACCTTCAGCTGCTGTTTCTCTAAAAGATTCTTCCATTGTTTCTTTTATTCTAACATCTCCTGGACCTTTGTAGTCGTATCTGTCTTTGTAAAATTCTTTTATTTCTTCTAAACTATTTGGTTTTCTTTTAAATTGTATTTCAAATTCTTCTACTATATCCATAATAGGTATATCCATATCATCCATAGCAGCTACGAACTTTGCTGTGTTTTTCATTTCATCGTCTTCTATGTTTTCAAGTGCTGCTGGTATACCACCAAATTCTAATCCTACTCTACCACCAGTTTTATATCCTGCTGCATAGATTGCATCTTCTATTTCTTCGTCAGTGAATCCATACGCTTCCATAGATTGTCTAATAGCTGCTGCTCTTCGTGCGGCTGATGCTGCGTCTGCTTCTGAATCTGCAGCCTGTGCATCTTCGTATGCATCTTGATCTCTTTTAGCTTGTGCAAACATTAAGTCACCAGTTGCTGTTGCTCCTGGTAGTATAGCTGCTTTAGCCCCTGCTTTACTAAACAAACCTTCTTTTAATCCTGCTGCATACATATCAGAACCTTTAGCTAATGTATCTCCAAGAAATCTTTGACCTGATGCCATTACTCCACTACCTTCTGCTCCTGCAGAAAAATTTTTAAAAAATTGTGAAGCGCTCGGGCTTCCAGCGCTAGCTAATTTATCTCCACCCATATATTGAGAATAACTAGCACCCGTATCTCCAATAGCTCTTCCTCCCGCACTTCCAGGCGCAGACATAGCACCTGACAACGCTCCGAGTCCCGCTGATAATAAATTAATATCACCTTCGTTACCTTCTTGTGATAGTTGTCCAAAAATATTCATACCACCACCCATTAAAGCTCTTGATGCTACACTAGTGCCCATAATACCTGGAGCTAAAAAAGGTGCAAACGCAGCAAGATATGGTAATGCTGGTTTTATTTCATTAGGTATAACTTTATCTAATACCTTTGATACTGGTTTGAATATTTTTTTTAAAAATCCCATAGTTTCTCTTTATATTATATGATGACGGCAAGTTCGCAAAGCTTGTAAAAAAGCGAATGTATCACAATTTACAAGGTTTTTATTCATTCGTCAACGTCCTTAAAACATGTTAGTTTGACCACCTAGTGGTATGCTTTGCACCTTAATATGAACACTTCTAGATATGTCTTCCTGTTTAGTGTCTGTATTAGGGTCATCTACGTCTTGTTTTGCTTCTTCGTCTGATCCATACTCTTGGCCTGTTGTCATGTGTTTTATAGTAACCTCAACTCTAGGTTTATACACATTAACCTCAACGCCATTAATGATTTGTTTTTCAAACGATTCTTCTTGTTCTACAAACATTATCTGTCCTCCCTGTTTATTTCTAATATTGATGCAATTACATCTACTGCACCACTAGTTGCTTGAACTTTTAATATCTCACTTTCTGTCATAATTAAAGGTTCAGTCAAAATTTGTTCTTTTGCATTAGCACTTAAACTTACATTATTATCAATTACAAATGCTGTGCCTGATGCATTTGTTAATGTTGCTTTAACTACTGCTGCACTTCCTGCATCTTCTGCAACTAAAATAGATTTTATAATAGCACGAGAATTACTTGGCACAGTATACAAAGTTGTATTGTCAGTATTAGTTAAACTTACTTTATCATTTTTATATATATTTGCCATTATCCTAATCCTAACCAGGTAAATCTTTCCTGGTCCTCTTTTTGTTGTGTTAAATATGTTGAATTTAATTGTTCAATAATATTAGTTAATGCTTTGTTAATTTGTCTTTGGTTATCTTCACTATATTCTTTTTTAGGTTCTGGTAATCTTACTACTACTTTTGTCATTATCCTCTTCTTCCGTCTGGTTGTAAGTCTACTTGAAACGTACCAAATCTCCACGATTCGCCGGCCGCTGTGTTTTCTATTTTAATACTTGCATAACGTCCTCTGGCCCTAGTGTCAACTTTTGTTGTGCTTGATGTAATAGTAAAAGGACTCAATGCACTGGTAACAGAATTATCTGCAGGAAAATCTTTTACTGATATAGTCACTTGGTTATTGCCTACTAAAGTTTTAAAGTTTGGTAAAAATCTTCTCATAGCTAGAAATACTTCACTTTGATCTTGTTGTAAAGAAAAGCTAAAAGACTCTATAAAAGATGTTAAAATAGTAGTGCTTCCGTCTGGATTAATTTGATCGTTTCCTGTTTCATGTTCAAAAAATACACTTTGTCCTAAACCACTCTGACCTAGAACTTCTGGAAAACTACCATTGTTTGAACTATTGTAAGCTGTAGCATAAGGTTTTGGATATACTAATGAATCAATCCAAGTAGTTCTAATAGAATTAGTATTTGTTCCTGTGTACCAATTACCCATAGGTAATTGTGCATTGTTTTGACCATAATTGTAAACTACATATCTATTATTAAAATCAGATCCTTGTGTTGGATACCACCAAACAACTTCTGTAAATAAGTTATTAATACCTGCACAAATTTGTTGACCTTTTGTTGTATCACAATCATCATAAACAAAGTCTTCAACAGAACACGGTAGTGTATTGACTGTACCATCAAAAGAGAAGAAACCATTATTACCCATCCAGTAAGCAACACCATCAATTTCAATTGCTGCATTTTTACCAATCAATCCACAGTTAGTACCAACTTGCTCAAAGCCAAATGTAAAAGGTGCACCAACAAATTTCATTGTATACAATGCATTATCTGTCCACACTAGAATATTTTCTTTTGCAACTAGACCTCCCATAATTTTTGTACCATCTTGTAATCTTTGTGTGCCTGCAGTGTTAGTTGCTTCTGGTGTGTATTCATTTATTTTTTCATTTGTAGAAAATCTTATAAACATATCATCTTGTGTAGTTGGATCTCCAATAGTTGTTTCTGTTCCAAGATGAATTAAGTGACGTGTAGTTGGAGAAATTAAAGTTGTTCTTGTTGCCGTTGGATTGTTTGTAGTTTCAAAACTAGAGGTTGATGTTGATGCTCTTGTAGTTAATCTTGCTGCAATATCAGAGTTCCATGTAAAAGTTTTACCATTACCAATAGTTGCAACTAATACATCACCAAAATTACTTAATGACCAAAGACCAGGTTCAAGAATTATTGTTCCAGCATCCACTGCACTTCCATATCCAGAAAATTTTGTAGCATCGGTAACTGTATCACTACTTGAATGTGCTTGACCATTTGAAGTTCCAAAAGTTGCAGTTCCAAAAGCTCCTCTAGTAATACCTGTTAAAGTGTTTACACCTTTTCCAGTGTAAGTAATTAATTCATTACCAACTGCTATAGTTCCTGTTGTTGGAAAACCTGTGTTTGATGTAACATTAATAACGGTCCCCGATCCACCAGTACCATTAGTGTCTGCAAGCAACGCTCCGTTTAAAGTAGTTTGTTGAGCTCCTTGAACAGTTCCACCGTATTGACCAATACCAAAACCATAACCATAAGATTGTGCGGCAGGACCAATAGGTTCATATGGAATTACACTACATGCTCCGCCACCTGCAGCTCCTGTTGTAGTTTGAGATCCTGTTATAATCGCAACCAATGATGAAGTAACTCTAGTTACTTGAAATAGTTTATCTTCAAATGCAGCATCAGTTAAACCAATACCGCTTGGTACAGTCACACTATCTAATAAAATAATATCACCTGATTGTAAATTATGATTAGATGAAAATGTCAAAGATACTTCTTGTGTTGCATCTGAAGCAGACATAACAACACTTGAGATTGTAGATTTTACAGGAGTGATATCATGAAGTTGTCCCTCAAAATACAAAAGTAAAAATTTATCTGTTCC